AGTGTTCTAGCGCTGGGATCAGTAGCATTTGTATATTTCGGCATCCAAAGATAAGGCAAAATATGGAAGCAGTTTGGATATGCCTTCTCGAAAATTTGCTTGTAATATTGTTTTTCAAGCTGGATGCTGGGCTCATAATTTGTAGTCGGGTCTTCTTCGCGGAAGAGTTGTGAAATCTGTTCCTGTAATACTGTAAACAGTGATCGTCCGTGGTTACTAACTCCGTCGCTAAAAGCCTCCTTTTTCCTCCAAAGAATCGCATCTGGTAGGATTTGTCTTCCCAAACAATCTTTAAAAATTGCTTCAGAAAAACTGTGTCTCAGGATAAATTTTTCTATGCGGTTTGAGGTTCGGTGATTTCTAAAATGCGCTGGAATCGAGAGGATAAAATTTACGAAGCTAATATCCAGAAACGGTGGTCTTGGCTCTAGCCCATGCGATGAGATTGATTTATCAGAGCGCAAAACATCGAATAAATGGATATCCTTTAATAACCGTCTAGTCTCCCTATCAAATTCAATGTCATCTGGGCATTTGTTCATGTACAAATATCCCCCCAATAGCTCATCGGATCCGTCACCATTAAAAATCACCTTGGCTTCCGAGTTTGCGGCGATATATTTACCGAGTAAGTAATTTCCAATACTCGCTCTTACGGTAGTTGTATCGTAACTTTCAATCGCGCGAATTACTTCGGGTATAGCATCGAACATTTGTTTTTCAGTGACAACAATTTCCGTATGTTTTGTTCCGAGGTAGTCCGCCGCAATCCGCGCATGTTTCAAGTCGTCGGATCCCTCGAGACCAATACTATATGTTTCTAATTTACTCGGTAGCTTATTAGATGCATAAAAATTATTTACAAGCGCGGTTATTAGACTACTGTCTAGTCCGCCAGACAATAGGCAGGCGATCGGCCTCTCGGTTGTAACACATCTTTTAACGACTGCGGCATTTAAATAGGCCGCAATTCTAGAATAAATATTCTCAACAATCATAGGATCTACATTGTTATTAATTAACCAACCGTGAGAAGGGGTTGGTATAAAATACGGAACATTGGTTTTCTCCATTACCCAATGTGAATCTGTATTATTTGCGAGATGTAAAGCACTAAAGGTCCCTGGCGTAAATTGTTCAATCGAGTAATTAACTGTGTCTTCGTTATAAAAACCCGACAAACACTTAAGCTCTGACGCGAATCCGTACAACTGATGATTCATATCTCCGCCGTTATATCTATTTTTTAAATAGTATAGAGGTCTAACTCCAAATGGGTCGCGGGCAACAAAAACGCGGTTAATATTTTCAGTGTTGACGCGATTATCGTACAAGACAAACGCGTATTCCCCATCTAACATGGCAAGAGTTTGTTCAATACCATATTTAAGGTACATGTGAATAATTACTTCACAGTCTGACCCAGTTACGGGCACAACACACATATCAGTATATAATTGTTTATAGTTGTAAATTTCGCCGTTGCAAATTAGAATAATATCATTGATAACCAGTGGTTGGTTGGATATATCATTAAGTCCGTTGATAGCCAAACGATGAAATCCTAGAACCATTTTTTTATAGGTGTCGTCTAATTTAGAAAATTCAGGTCCGCGATTCTTCCCCTTGACGAATTCCTTAAAGATATTATCATAATGTGTGTTTAATTTATTCAAAATAGCAAAAATACCACACATAATCCCTTTAGTTAATTATTATATTTCTCTTTATATGTATTTTATATTTATTTAAATGTATGTTATATGTGTTTTGGATTAAATAATAATCTATTATATTTATAAATGGACAATTCACAAAACAAGAGTCAGCTATGTAATTCACAAATACAAAAGGAAACAAATACACGAATTTACGATAGAAACATTCCCTCTCAAATGTTACAGCCGTATTTAGACGTCCGCCCTGTTATGACGAAATATTCATATTTCCCTATTGTTGATCCTAGAAAACCTATTACGGTGCCAATGGAACAGCTACCAATATATAATATTAATACGACCTTTAACCCGGGTAACGCAACCGCGCCATGGTCTGGATTTGCCTCGAGTATAAATACCGAATCCGAGTTGAGAAACCAGGTATACGCTTTACAGAAGTGCAGTCAAGCCGTTTTCGTTCCGAGTAGTAATAGTGATTTATACAATTATAAATTTCACTCTCAAAAACAAGCGAGCCCACATGACCTATTATTTCAACAGGACAAGTTCTCGGATTTTAACCCAAATCCTGACAAGGGTAAAGTTGGTTCTGGAATGTTTTATAATAATACACGAGTCCAGGTGCGCGACATGACAAAACAAAAGTGTTAATATACTTCGCAATACAGAAACCCCTATAAATTAAAATAATTATTTTACATATAAATTACATGTCAAATGATTTTGTGAATCGTGTAACGCTAGACTGTTTGTTAAATAAGGACATGTATAGTAGTCAGATTAAAAATAAAAAGGAACAGGCTTTAAGCAAGGAGGATAAACGGTTTTATCGCAAACGGATTTATAACTTATTTAAGGAGATTATCAACGGAAACCCGCCTCCGGATCTGTTTCTAGATGTTAAATCTACATACGACACATTTGTAAAGACGGCTATAAACTACTTTAAGGCAATTGATAGGAGCGATATAATACAATCTGATTATGATGCGCGCGCGACAGTAGATGACTTGAGTTGTAACACGATAGACTGCTCTTTAAATTGCTCTATAAATGGTAGAACTGACTATAACGAAGGTTTATTGTCCTCGCTGCGTTCAGTTAAAATAAGCGCTCCTACTTTAGACAAATATGTTACAAAAATCAGCACAAAAAAGAAGGAAAATATTATACTTCCTCAACAAAAAGATATAAATCTACAAAATCCGGAATTTAAAAGCAAAGGTATAAAAAAGAATAATATCACTAATATTTATGAGGACAACCACAAAAAGGGTCAAAAACAAGAAACATAAGATGAATAAAACCATTAAAAAGATTTCAAGAACCCAGACACCATATTATGCGAAAAAGGAAATCAAACTAAAACGGTTAAATTGTAGTCCAAAACCAAAAGGAGAGATAAACCATTTCTCGTGTTACACAAACAAAAATCTTTATCGATTACGTGATATGTGGAATGCTAGGCATCCAGACGTAAAAATAACTTCTAGTTCACCGAAAGAAATTCATCGATTCATATCCGAAAAGTTGAGCGGCATCTGTAATAAGGAATCTTGTTGGATAAGGCAGCGCTCGGTATTTGGTCCGGTTGAAAGTGAACTTTCAGATTCATTCGCACCAGAATCGCCTGCGGAGTGGAAGAAAAATCCTAACGAATGGCTATCGAGTATTGACATTATGAATGTTATGAAACAATACGAGAAGGCTTACAAATGCTTTGATTTTATTGGTCCATCTCCGATTGATTTTGATACAAGAAAATTATACGGGGAATGTGTCTGGGATGAACTCTGTAACTTTAGTTTGAGTGAACAAATTAAAAATGGTAAGACTAAAATTGGAATAATATTTAATACAGACCCGCATAATAAGCCGGGGCAACACTGGATTTCAATGTTTGTTAACATAAAGAAGCGAAAAATCTTCTTTTTCGATAGCACGGGCGACAAACCCGCTTCACAAATAATGGTTCTGGTCGACCGTATTAAGGAACAGGGGCTCTCAATGTCTCCCAAACTAAATTTCCAGTTTGATAGTAATGAAGGCATCGAGCACCAATACGGCAATACCGAGTGTGGTATTTATTCTCTCTATTTCATTGTACACATGTTAGAAGATAAGATGACTGCGCATTATTTAAAGACACACATTTTAAAGGACGAATACATGAATAAATTTCGACACATTTATTTTAATGATTCCCTGTAAAAATATATAAATATAACATTAGATTATTTATATATTAATGAGCATTAATGATTTTTTACACAAAGATAATCTGGTCACACTGTGGGACGTGATAAGTGACGAAGATATATTTCGTTTTCTGAAAAAACCAGTACAATCTGAAATTTCACAGGTATTTACAAATAATGTTCGCGGATTTTTTGAGTCAGAACGGGCGAAGAATTCTAATTTGATCGAGATGAATAAAAAATATATTATACTTATTTTAAATTATATAAAGCAGAGCGTAAACGCAAAACTACCATCCAAAATAAAAATATTAGACGAGCCACCACCGCCATCGCGAGAACTAATTACATATGAAGACCTGCAGACAGATCGTTTATCTCAATTTGACAAAGATTTAACAAGGCGCCAGGATGAATTTACAAGTGCGATGAAATTAAGTGTGCCTGATGTGCCGAAATTCACTGATAATTATGAAGACAAACCGATTGCCGGAATTGATAAAATTATTAAGGAGATGACTGCGAAACGAAACTACGATGTTGAAGAGATAAATCGTAGTTATACACCAGATGTAAATCAAACGACCAATTGGTTAAAGCCGCAAGACACGTCGATT